GTATTAGTACTAGTATGACTACTAATATCTTTACCATCTTTCAATAGTTTTACTGTTGCAGATGCTGTGGCTCTAGAAGTTTTAATTGTGTAATCTGAACCATCTTTAGAAAAGTCTAATTCAATACTGTAACTTTTATCAGAACTGTACCTATTAAGTATATCTGCTTTTTTTATTTTTTTGGAGTTCTGATTATATAATATTTCTTCTAATATTAGTGCAATAGAGCTTTTACCATGACCGTTTTTACCAACAATTTGGGTAAGCGGTGCAATGTCTAATTTAATAGTATTATTTAATCCATATGAGAAAGCATTACCCCATCTAATTTCTTTAAATGTAATCATTCTGTAGTAATCTTATCCAAATTATTATTTAAAACCTGCACTATATTTTCTACTGTAGAGTCAGGTAATTGCAGAATATATAATAAATATTCTTTCAATTCAGCAGCTAAAGTCATACTAGGGTCTAAAATTAGGGCAGTCTCTGTCTCTCTGCGCACTATCTTTTTATCTATTAGACTATTGTCCTCCATGGCGCCCAGCTCACTCATGTCGCCTTCAACTTCGTAAATGGTATGGTCATAGGTAGTAGCTGGCATTTCTTCGCCTGCTTTTATAGTTTTACGAATAAGCTGTGGTAACTTTAACTTTCTCCACTCATGCTCTAAACTATTAGTATCAAGTATGATAACGCCGGTATCTACATTATTACGATGAAAACTAGTAGTAGCAGGACTTCCAGGGTAGAGGATATTTCTTTGCGAATTCTCATAACTATGTAAGTCTCCAGCTAAAACAACTTTCCATCTGTCAAATAGCTCTAAGTCTAGCTCTGGCTTTACATGGGGCGGTATCTCGCCTCTAACATGTGTAAAACAAATATCTCCATGTACTAAGTGTGGAGCATTTTCAAATTCTTTTAATTTATTATATGGAATAAAATCCATATTATCAATAGAATAGTAGTCATCAATAACTGTAACAAGTTTATTAAGTCTTTGAGTACTACGTTTAAGACTAGTAAAGAAAGTGGTGTCTTTCTTTAAAGCTTCGTGATTTCCCGCATATATAATGCAAGGTATCTTAATAGACGATACTAGATCAAAATAAACTTCTAGTTCATCCATTGTTGGCATACGATCAAATACGTCGCCACCTAATACTAACAGATCACACTCCTGTTGAATATCGCCTAGTTGTTGTATGAATAAATCATAACGATCCTGGGCCCAAGGTATAGGAACATTTTTTTGACCTAGTTTAATATGAATATCAGCTGTAAATAAAACTTTCATGATTTGTAGTCAAAAAAGCCCCTAAGCTGTTGAGACTTAGGGGCTTGTATATTAAGCTGTTAAATCGCTAACTGCTTCGGAATCAGTAGCAGGATCTTCCTCAGCTACAGCTCCATTAACGATGCGCTCTAATGTAGCTTTTACTTCTTCGGCAGTTTGACGTGGGTACTTAACATCAATGCTTTCAGAAGCTGCTACAGCCTCTTTTTCTTCGGCAGTAAGTGGGCGTTTTTTACAACGCAGTACTGATAAAGTATACTCTACATTGAATGGTAGTGGCCCAGTCTTAACGCGTTTGAATACAACATCCCAACCTGTATCAGGATCAGTAGGATCGCCCAAGTCTTCTGCTGCTGAGCACACTTGCTCAAATAGCTTCTTTTTCAGATTAAGAATTTTTACTTTTCCATCTTTAAGATCAATACAGTTTGCACTGTAAGACCAAGAACATTTCTTATCTGAGAAGTACTCTGGAACATGGTCATGTTCTTTATTATTGAATTTTTCAGCATCACGATCAAATGCTAAGCACTCAACTGGAATATCTTTTCCATTAGTGCCCTTTAACCAATAAACATAACGGGGTAAAATTCCCCCAATCAAACGTACTGTATTTTCTCCGTCTTTGTATTCAAAGGCGTCAAAAGATTTTTTAACTGCTTTGCCTTTAGTTGCTGTAAATGCTAATGCCATTTTTAATTTTCCTCGTATTTAAAGAGTATTTCTTTGTTTGTTATTTTTAATAACGGATTGTTTTTAATTAGATCAATGTTTATATCAGGAAAAAACGATAATTGTAATCCCCGATATTTATACTGCTTATATAAATTATAGTCTCGTCTAGCTGCTAGTTTAATATATTGTATTTTAAATAATATATCTGTTGATTTATCTGCAAACAGGGAGAGTGGATTTAGTATAAAACAGTTACCAGCTAGTGATACTTTACTAGGTTTAACCTTAGAGTATTTAAACGGTAATTTTTTAGAATAGTGATACTCTAACATAACCATAAACTTACTTGCATCACCATCTGACTGCTCTTCAAGAGTTTTTAGGTTAAAGAATAGAGCCATAATTACTGCTGGAAGATATATTATATCATTGTTAGAATACATTTGCAAGTGTATTTTTTACAAGCCCAGTATCTCCCAGCCCTTTCTCATATAAAATGCTATACGATCTTTATTTTGTTTTCTATCACTTGCTCCACTAAACTGCATATCTAGAACTAGAGGTGATATTTTATTTTCGTGTTGTCTCATTATACGTCCAATAATTTGCTCTAAAAGACCATCATTGGCTATTGGTACAGCTAAAATCACACAACTTAATATATTTACTGATATGCCTTCTGCAAATATTTGACGGCTTCCAGCAATGCAACTTTTTTGTCCTGATTCGACTTGTTCTTTAAGTAGGACTCTTTCTTCATATGTTGTCCCCCCAGTAATGCACACACACGTTTCACCAATTAGTTCTCCTACTTGTTGTAAAAATTCTACTCTATCAGCAACTATAAGCACTTTGTGCCCTTTAGCAATCTGTAAGTTTGCTGCTGCCGCTATAAATCTTTGATAATCTGTGTCGTATAATAAGTTATTTATTTTCTTAACCCAAGTCTCGCCAGGAGATAGGGCTATTCCTGTACGAACTATTTGTACTTTTGGAGTAAGAGTATTTTCTTGCGGTGGTTGATATAGTTTACTACCAAAGAAGTCTCGAAATAGTACTTGTTTACCGTCTTTGCGCTGCATTGTACCACTAAGACCTATTTTATATCTAGCATACATGCCGTCTATAAAAGCAGTAAAAGTACTTGCGGGGCAATGATGTGCTTCGTCAACTATTACAGTACCAAACTCTTTACAGATCTGTGGCACTAGCTTAGTTAAAGTCTGTATATTACCAACTACTATTGAGTGATCTATATCAAAACTGCCAGAACCTATAACTCCTACGGGCATTTCAAATAATTTTTCTACTTCTTCTATCCACTGATCTCTAAGCATTGTATTGTGACATACAATTAACGTCTTTTGCCCAAGTTTTCGTGCAATGTGTAAGGCAGTAAATGTCTTACCCCAACCTACCATTGCGTTAATAAAGCAAGTATCATCAACTTCATTAAATACATCAAGCTGTGTTCCTCTTAGCGGAAACTTAGGGTCAGGAAATGGAAGCTCACATACTATTCTTTTATCTACAATTTCATAACCTTCAGGTATTAAATCTAGCCTACCTACCGGTATAGACATAACACTTTTAGGCAACACTTTGTAATTCTTAACTATATCGTACTGTATAAAGTGACTTTTAGCACCCGGAATATTTCTTCTAATTTTATATGTAAGCGTACTTATTAGTTTTTTTGCTATTTCAGGCGTAACATCTAAGTATATTTTATTTGATATTATTGCTTTTGGCATTATATTTTTCTCCAGGTTTTTGAGTATGCCTGATTATAAAAGCCATATAAAATCAGAGATTTACCATAGTGTAGAATTCCAGCATATCTATTAGCAGTATCAGGAGTATATAAAGCCTTAAATCTAGTACTTAGATTTTCAACTTCTATTATTGCTCCTCCAGTTTTAATTGGTATCACATCTGTAACTTTATGAAAGTGTAATTCGGCTTTAGTAGACTTTATGTATTTAAATGTTTTGCCTTCTGAATCTATAAACCAAGTATGCGGTGTAGATAGCTTTATTAAATCACCTAAAAAATAGATAGCTTTACTTATTTTAAATAGTTCTGCACCCTCTGCTTTTAATTTAAGTCTACGTAAAGCTAAACTATCTTTTTTTATGGTTAAATCATCTACTATTTTTAATTTACTTACAACTTCTTGTTCGTCTGAAATATATTGATAGAGGTAAAATACTACTCCATCAATACTTTCTGGCTTAACTAGACCTAGCTTAAATATTGGATAAGCTAGTTCCTTCAACGAAATACTGTTTATCGAATTTTCCAAAGCTATAATCCTGACCTATTTCTTGATCTACACCGATTGGATATCCTTTAATAGAACATCCTCGGTCTTTTTGTGTGTTACGCTTTAGTATTTCACAGTATTCTTCTACACACTCATCTTTAACTAAAGCAACTATTGAGTCATGTACTAACATAAAGATTTTTGCATCAATACCCTTAGCTTTAACTTCATTAGCAGTATCCATAGCACCAAAAAGATTCATGTCAGATGCTAAGGATTGTATTTCTGCGTTGATTCCGCTTCTGACTTCATGGGCCGCAATTCCTTTGTCAGAGGAAAACACATTGATAAGACGACGCTTCCTGCCAAAGAAGCTATAAGTATAACCATTAGCTTCAATAAATTCTTTGCGCGATTTAAGCCACTCTTTAAGTTTATTAAACTTATCAAAGTAGGATTTAATATCTTGCTTTGCTCGATCGATACCATAATATTCTCCTGTTGATTTAGATACTGTATCAGAAACTTTCTGCGGCCCTGATCCATATAAAATGCCGAAAGAAATTGCTTTAGCAGATTGACGCATAGATCCAAACTTACTTTTTACATCATCTACTTCGCAGGTTAAGTCAAAAACCATTTTAGCAATAGTTGAGTGAAAGTCCCCACCTGAAATAAATACTTGTTGTAGGTTTTTATCATTGCTTAAAACAGCAGCATAATACATCTCAGCTGTTGTTAAGTCCTGGCTTACAATTTTGTAGCCATTAGGTGCTTTGATACATCCTTTAATAATTGGATTATCTCTAGGGATTTGCTGAGCATTAAACTTGCCACTACTAGACAGACGCCCACTAGTGGTAAAAATAAGATTAAAGTTTGTACGAATGCGTTCATCTTTATCTAACTCCGGTAAAATCTTACTGATATATGTATTTTTAATCTTTCCTAGCTGCCGTACTTTAAGTATAGCTGCTGGCAGAGGGTGTTCTTCTGATAGCTCGGTAAGTACTTCAACGTCTGTGGATATTGCTCCAGTTCCTGTTTTCTTACCAGTTGGTGTGAGTTTAACATAGTCAAATAGTACTTTACGCAACTGTTGGACGGAGTTTGGATTAAATATAATTCCTGCGTCTGCTTCAAATTGCTTAACATGTTCAAACCCATAAACTTCTTGCTTAGCCTCAGCTATTTGTTTATCTAGAAAGCCTTCAGCCGCTAACATTCTACTGCGGTCAATAGGGATTCCTACTTCTTCCATATCCATTAAGAATAGTGTACCTGGAATTAGAATTGTTTTATATACTGTTAATATTTTTGTATTCTTTTGTAAGTTTGGCCAGAACTTATTAAATAATGTAATTGTTACAGCAGTATCGATTGCGGCATACTTTGAAATTACATCAAAGGGTATCAAATCGTAGGTAAAATCTTCAAGAAGCATACCTTTACTGGAACAATAGGACTTTTTAAAGTCATCTAGTTCTGCATCATAATCACCATATTCAGTGTATTTTAATGCTAACTGCTTTAGTCCGTGACTGTCATTTTCATCTAGAGCATAGTGCATTAACATTGTATCATGCACTCTAGCTCTGTTAAATTTAATACCAATATGATATTCAATCATTTTAATATCAAACTTCATGTTATGAAATACTATATCGTATTTCTTAACGATCTCTTCTAAAAGATCAGTACATATAC